GAATTTTGTAATAAAGCGTTAATTTATAATTATGTAAATGGGAGTTTTACTTTTAGGGATTTACCTGATGTTTATCATATAGGGCCTGGAGTGGTTGATCCTGGTGCTACATCTAATACCTGGAACACACAATCAGGAACTTGGACTACAACAACAGGAACTTATGGAGATAGACTATTTAATCCTACAGAAAGAAGTATATTATTTGCAGGAACTAATGATACCAAACTGTATCGTGGAGACTTCGGGCAACAGTTTGACAATCAAAATTTTATTACAACAATAGAAAGAAAAGGACTTACTCTCGACAGCAACAATAATACTGTCAAACAGGTTAGGAAACTAACACCTAGAGTAAAAGGCACAGGAACAGTAAACATATCAGTTGGTAGTTCGCTATCACCGAATGGTACATACACCTTTAATGCTGCACAAAGTTTTGATCCTAACTCACAAAACAAGGTAGACTGTAGAGTAACTGGCAAATTTATAGCAGTAAGGTTTCAGCATACTAGCGATAGTGAGTTTGAGCTAAACGGATATGATTTAGAGTATGAAGTCTTAGGAGAAAGATAATGGCAGATGCACCTAAATATTCACCTAACCCTGTACCTAGTAATCCTGAAGATTTACCTAGATATATCTTTGAGGAACTTACTAAGTTGCAAGGTGCATTAGAAGAAAACCCAACAACATTTATTGAGGTAAAAAATGCAACACCAGGAAGAAAAAAACAAGGCGATATTGTCTATGCTGATGGCACTAACTTTAATCCAGGTAGTGGCGAAGGCATTTATTTTGTAAACGCAGCAGGAACATATACTAAGTTATGATACAGATTTCAGGCATACCATCACAAGAAATTGATAAAATATGGGAAGCGTGTGAACCTTTTATAGATTTAGCTTACAAGAAAGGACAAGGCGAAATGAAAACTGAAGATATTTACAAACTTTGTAAACAAGCAAAAATGCAACTTTGGGTAATATTCGATGAAGAAAACAAAATAAAAGGGGTTGGGACAACAGAAATTATAATACACCCTAGAAAAAAAGTTTGCAGAATCGTTACTTTAGGTGGCAACGGATTTGACGATTGGATTGATACAATATCAGCAATAGAAGCATGGGCAGAATCTGAAGGGTGTCATGCTATAGAAACATTTTGTAGGAAAGGATTTATTAAAAAATTGGAGCATTATGGTTATGAACAAACATACACAGTTCTTGGCAAAGAACTTACAACTATACACTAAAGGAGAAATATTATGAGTGGTGGTGGAGGAAGTAGTGGTGGTACACAGGTACAAAGAAGTGAACCATCATCAGTACAAGCACCTTTTTTAAGCGACTTATACAGTCAAGCACAATCACAGTTCAGGGCAGGACCACAACAGTTTTTTCCTGGCAGAACTTTTGCATCTCCTAGTGCAACAACACTAGCAGCAGAAGACGCAACAAGACAGGCAGCTTTAGCACAAGGTTCTTTAGGGCTAGGCTCTATTATTCCTGGATTTCAACAAGCATTAATGAGCCCTGCACAAAGGTTTCAAGATCCGTTGCTTCAACAGTCTTTAGCAGCAAGTTTAAGACCTATAGAAGAATCTGGAGCAAGGTTACTAGCACAAGCAAGAAGGGGTGCTAATGAAGCAGGACAGTTAGGTGGCACAAGACAAGCTGTATTAGAATCGGAAGTTATAAGAGATATAACTCAGAAACAAGCAGATGTTGCATCTAAATTATATGGTGATGTGTATGGAGATGTGTTAAGAACACAAGCTGCAACATTAGGACTTGCACCAAGTATTATGAGCACATTTGCACAACCTGGACAAACACTTGCTAGAGTTGGTCAGGCAGAAGATATTAGAGCACAACAACCTATAACAGAAGCTATGCAAAGATTTGCATTTGAACAAGCTGCACCAGGTCAAGCACTTCAGCAGTATGGCAATATTGTTGCAGGTAGTATTTTACCAGGCACAATAACGACAACAGGACCAGGAACGCAAGGACCTGGAACAGCAGCAGGTGCAGCAGCAGGTGCTATGTTAGGAAATATGATACTACCAGGAGTCGGTGGGGCTCTAGGTGGTGCGTTATTAGGAGGAATATTATCATGAATGGACTATTTGGAGGTCTTTTTGACTTCAATTTATCTAATTTAATAGGTGGCATGGACATGGGTGTTAATTTTGACAACATGACTATGGATCAAAAAAGACAAGCACTTAGAGGTATGACAAAAGGAACAATGTTGGGTGGAGTTAATCCAGAACTTCCTATGCCTATACAGCTACCAGATGCAGCAGCACAAGCAGCTACTGGAGCTATGGATCCTATGATGATGTCAGCTATCTTGGGTGGAGGTCTGTTAAACCCACAACAGCAACAAATGTTACCAATCGTTCAACAACAAGCTATTCCTGGCTTAAGTATACCAATGGCTAATATGAATAGATTTTATGGAGGGCTTTTATAATGTCAGAAAAACTAGGAGGTTTTGAAGGATTGTTTGGAAACTTAGTATTCCCACAACTTGTCAATACGAAACCAACTAACAAACAACTTATAGATGCAGCTATTTTAAGAGGTAGTTTAGAATTACTAAAACCTAAACAACCAGGAGAAAATTTAGCATCACAAGCAAGTCGTGGTTTACAAGCAGCAGCTAAATTTGGTGATGATATTATGACACAAAGAGATGCTTCTTTAGTTAATCAGTTAAAAATGTTGAAGTTGCAAAAAGAGATGAATGATGGCACACAGCTTTCTTTATCTATGCCAGAATTAAAAGGACTTACACAAGTTGTAAAAAACACTATACGAGCAAATCCTGCATTAACCGAAAAGTTAGAAGAATTTGCAACGAAAATAGATGATACTTTTAAATTTCCAGGCACAGATATAAACCCAGAAACTTATATCTCTATCGCTACTGAGGTTGGCATATTGCAAAATATACATAAAAATAAAAGTGGACCAGAACTTACTAATATGGCATTAGATAATCTTTTAGGCAACAAACCAACTTCAAATGTAAAACCTAAAGACCCTAACAAACCTGATTTGAGTAGTATAGGTGGATAACAAATGGCTACTTCATACACCCTTACTTTAGAAGATATACAACAAAATGAAAACTTACAAGACTTGGCAGCTATGCCAGGAGATGAAGTTTTAAATAACAAAATTATAAGAAAATTTTCATCTGAAGAAGATTCAATGACTGATGGTTATAAATTAACAGATCAAGACATAATTGATAATCCTAATTTACAAGAAATAAATGCAAAAACAGGTGATAGGGTTGTAAATAATAAACTAATGCGTACTGAAAAAGATAATACTTTTAAACAAATAATGTATCAGTTTGACAAAACACCAACTGATATAAATTATTTAGCTGATTATATTGAAAGTGAAATGCCACTTGGTTTGACTAGAAAAGATTATGTTATAGGTTTATTAAACCCACAATATCTTCAAAGAGCAATACAAAGTAATGTTGATTTTGACATAAATATGAGTGATGGAATTAGTGGTAAATTTACAAAAAGTCCTGATAACATTTGGGGAAAAGGTTTTATGGAATCAGACCCAGAAACTCGAAAACAAATGATTGCTCGTAAATATGAAAGAGATTTAATAGATGAATATGGACATTATTTTGAAGATGATGAGGGTGCAGCAGGTGTTGTAGGAACGATAGCAGGAGCAGTATCTAGCCCAACAACAGCAATACCATTCGGCAAAGGCTTGATAACAAATGTTCTCGGAGGTGCAGGTATTGGTGGGTCATATAGCGTATTAGAAGATTTAGCTACTACAGGAGAAATAGATCCTGAGAAAGCTGCAATGTACGGAGGTTTTGGAGCAACTGCTGCAACAGGTTTAGCTTTAGTTTCAAAAGGAGTTTCAAAATTAATAAAAAATAGAGAAGATAAAGCTATTGCAAAAGCAGAAAAAATACAAATAAAAGAGTCAAATGACATTATTGATAAAGCAGAAGAAAAACTAGCAAGATACATAGAAGTAAGAGGATATAGTCCTTCAGCAGCAATACAAAAAGTACAAGAAGAAATGGGAGATGTTTTAAAACCTGCTGTAGAAATAGCAAACAGAAAACTTAGAGTTCCTCAAAGCAAATCTCATGCTAAACAAATATTACAAGATGCCACAGTAAGCGATGAGGTAGTTACAAGAAAAAAAGCAGGTATTGTAGATAATATTTTCAACAGTTTATTAACTAATATTAGAGAAGTTTCTGAAGCAACAGCAGGGAGAGTAAGAAAATACGAGCTTAATATTGGTGTAAACACAGTAAATACATTAGATAAGGTTAGGCCTTTTTTAGATGATTTAAGGTCTTTGACTCCTGAATTAAAAATACCTTTAACTAGATTTTTATTTCATGGGCAATTTGATGAAGCAGCTAAAATTATGGGTAGATCAGATGTTCCTGAAAATATGTTAATTAATTTTAAAAATACAGATAATGTTTTAAAAACAATATTTAAAGAATCAAAAGATGCAGGTATACCTTTGCATGAATTAGATAATTATTTTCCTAGAATAGTAAAAGATTATGATGGTTTGCTAAATCATTTTGGAGTAAAAGCTGAATCACAACTAGACAAAATGTTTCAACAATATGCAGATAGGTTAGGTAAAAGAATTGATGAACTTACTCCACAAGAAAGAGAAATAGTTGCTAATCAGTTTGCTAGAGGTTATAGGCCAAGCATTGACAAACAACCTAGATTTTCTAAATCAAGACGAGTCGATCTTGATTATTTAGGAGATGATGCAATACAAAAATTTTATGAATTGCCTGAAGATTCTTTGTCTTTATATATAAGAAATGCAATAAATAATATAGAGAAATATAAATTTTTTGGAAGAAATGCTGTAAAAAATAAAAAAGGGATTTTCAATACTAGAGATTCTATTGGAGCAGTTGTGCAAAGCGAAAAAGCAGCAGGTAGATTACAAGATGAAGACAGACTAGCTGACCTTTTACAAGCAAGATTTATTGGTGGTGAAAATCAAATGTCAGCATCAGTTTCAAGATTAAGAGACATGGGGTATTTAGGAACTATAGCAAATCCATATTCAGCTATAACACAGTTTGGTGATTTAGGTAACTCTGGTGCTTTGCATGGGTTTAGAAATTCTTTAATGGCTATGTTTGGTGAAAAAAACATAAAACTTCCTGATATTGGTATTGCAGACATATCTACTGATTTAGCAGAAGGAAATGTTAGAAAAACAGCAAAATTTTTAAATTTTTTATTTGATAAAACTGGATTTAGAGCAGTTGATAGATTAGGAAAAGAAACATTAATGAACGCAGCATTTAAAAAAGCTATAAAAAAAGTAGAAACAAAAGAAGGTGAAGCTGCATTTAGAAAAGAATTTTCTGGCTTATATAGTTTTGATCCGAAACTAATGGATAATTTAATAAATGATCTAAAAGCATTTAAACAAACTGGCAAAATTACAAAAGATATAAAGTTTCATGCTTTTAACGAATTAGCAGAGGTTCAACCTATAGCTTTGTCGGAAATGCCAAGAGCATATTTAAACAACCCAGATTTAAGGTTTTTGTATGCACTAAAAACATTTACTCTTAAACAAATAGATGTTGCAAGAAAAAAAGTTATACATGAATATAAAAAAGGAAATAAACTACAGGCATTTAAAAATGGGGCATTACTTGCAGGTTATCTTTCTGTAATGAACACAGGAACTAAAATAGTAAAAGATATTTTAACAGGCAGAGATGTAAATGCAGACAATATTCCTGAAGATTTAGTATTTAGTTTATTAGGAATTTATGGTGTAAACGAATATAACATAGAAAGATTGCAACAAGATGGAGATATTCTTGCAGCAGCAGGTAGAATATTTGCTCCACCTCTTAATTTAGTAGAAGCTGCTGTTGGAATACCATACGAACTATATAAAGAACATACAGATGAGTTTGGTTTTTATGATGCTAAGTTAGAAAAATACATGAGAGATATTCCAGGCGTTGGACCATTTTTTTATAACTGGTTTGGTGGTGGTGCAGAAAAATATAATGAAAGAGAATTTAACAAGAGATTTGAACTATGATACCAATGGAACTTTTATCAATGTTAGCTTCTACTGTGCTAGGTGGCATTATGTCTATCATGGCACAAAAAGGACAAGCTGAACAAGAAAGACAAAAGATGTTAATGCAACGAGCAGGATTTGCAGCAAAACAAACCGACAAAGCTCGTAATGTTACAGATAGTCATACGAAGCACACTAGAAGAGCCATCGCAATCATGTGCGTGTTTAGCATTATAGTAGTACCTATTATTGCACCAATATTTACTGATGTTAATGTTGCATATCAGATAATAACTGAAGCTAGTAGTGGTTGGTGGATATTTGGCGAAACATACGAAACATCTTACTTTGAAGAAGGTAATACAATTTACATAACTAATTTACAATCGCACACAATTTTCTCAATTATAGGGCTATATTTTGGTGGCTCACTAACAAGGAAATAAAATGGTAGCTAAAAAATATCAATCTAAAACAGGTGGATTAAACGAAGCAGGTAGAAAGTTTTTTAAAAGAACTACAGGCTCTAATTTAAAAAGACCTGTTACAGGCAAGGTCAAACCAGGTTCAAAAGCTGCTAAAAGACGAGCAAGTTTTTGTGCCAGAATGTCAGGAGTCAAAGGCCCTATGATGAAAAATGGAAAACCAACAAGAAAAGCATTAGCTTTGAGGAAATGGAAATGTCGTGGGAGAAGTTAAAACCTGCACTACTTGTACTTGCTATAATGATAGCATTACTAAGTATAGAATCAGCAGTATCTGATGTTACAAGTTCTGGCTCAACTACCAACACACAGAGCAATAACGCAGGATCAAACACAGCAATAACTGGTGGATATGAAAGTTCCACTACATATCAGTCAGGAAGTAGCTCAAACAGTACAACTACAAATACAACAAATAACAGTACAAATGCAGAAACAGCAGTAAACAGTTCTTCAGCACCTGGTATGTCTGTCTACGGCCAAGATAGTTGTGTTATACCACTTGCAGCAGGAGTAACTGTTATAGGTTTTTCAGGTTCATTCGGAAGTTATATGATTGACGAAGAATGTGAAAGAAGAAAAGCAACTTCTGTTTTAGCTAAACTAGGCATGAAAGTAGCAGCTATATCATTGATGTGCCAAGATAAAAATGTATGGCAGTCAATGTGGGATGCAGGTACACCTTGCCCAATAGACGGATTAATAGGAGCTCAAGCAAAAGCTAGATGGATAGAAATAGGTGGTTTTTATCAACCAGAAGTAAAAGAATGGAATGGTAAACCTATACCATCAGGAATGATTAATGAAAATAATAATACTAATAAGTAGTTTATTACTAGTAAGTTGTGCAACACATAGAGTTACTTTAGGAGATATGGTAATCATTGGAAGTAACGATCAAGAAATACCAGAACCAACAAGAAGATGATATCTAAAGAGTTAGAAAATAAATTTATAGAAGTTGCTATTTGTATTAGAAGTGGTCAAGTAGAGCCTAGACAGATAGTAGAGTACATGAATCTTCAACCTAAGTTTGAACAATGGTATAAAGATAGATACATTAAAAAAGACAAAACAACTGTAGGAGCATTGTATCATCCATGAAATATTTAATTTTACTTATACCTGCTATAACTTTTGCAGACATAAACACAACAGGTAATTTAATTACAAATGGTACATTCGATAACGGAACTAACGGATGGACATTATCAGGTGATGCACAAAGAATTGGAGATTGTTGTCCTGGAGGACATGACCTAGAGTTTGGAGATAGTGGTAGTATTGAGCAATCATTCGACCTCATAGACACTTCTATAACACAACCTATGCTTGATAATGGCATTACTTTAAACTCTAGTGTTCAGGTACAAAATGGAGAATGTGGAGTACAAGGATGTTGGGGAGGATCTGGACCTGCAGATAGTTTTAGTATTAGACTACAAATAAGAGATGAAAGTAACGAAGTATTAGCTACTACGACACAGGAGAGATTCAATGTTACGAACATTAATGATACTGTTCTTACAGCTACACAAACAGCAATATTAAATACAGCATTTGAAGAAATAGAAGAAGTATTAACTACGATAGAGCCAGAAGAATTATTTATATATGAAGAATTTATTGTAGAGGAAATCATACCTTTTGAAGAACCTCAGATAGCAACAGAGATGTTTAGCGAGGTTTATATAAAAGAGGTAGAGATAGAAGAAATAAACACAGGTATTGTAAATGTATTTCGACTAGCTCCACCTGAAGAAATTA